ACAACGAACCAATCTCATGTTGCTTTACAATTTTTTGATGGTGATGACGATCAAGTTTCAAGTAGTTTAATTACATCTACTAACGGATATGACAGGAGTTCTTGGACATCAAACCATAGACTTAGAGGAGTTTCATATATTGCTATGAGATTACGATTTAATCCAGATGTCTTTTCAAGAATACCTACAGTTACAGTTTTGATGCAAGGAAGGAAAATATCAACTTTTGATGGATCATCAAATGAAAGCACAGGACAATATTCAACCAATCCTGCTTTTATTCTTTTAGATTACCTAAAAAATACAAGATTTGGTAAAGGCGTTCCAATAGCAAATATTGATATACCGAGTTTTTATACAGCCTCACAAGTTGTCGATACTAATATAACACCTACAGGAAGTAATGTTACAAACCCCATAGATGGTTCTACAGCAACACAAATAAATCTTTTAGATACAAATATTCACATAGATAGCAGAAACAAAGTATTAAATAACATCAGAGCCATGCTTTTAAATATGAGAGGTTTTCTTAGTTACTCTAGCGGTAAGTATAAATTAATAATAGAAACCACAGGATCAAGTGTAATGACACTTACTGAAAGTGATATTATTGGTGGTATAAATATACAAAGTGAAGATAAAACAAATAAATACAATAGAGTCTTAATAGACTTTCCAGACATAGATCATAATTTTAGAACTAATACAGCTTCTTTTCCACCAAATGATGATAGTTCACTAGCAACAGCAGATCAACATGCCACCATGAAAACAGCAGATGGTGGTGAATTATTAGAGGGTAGGTTTTCTTTAGGGGGCATTACATCTTTTCATCAAGCACAAGAACATGCAGAAATAATTTTAAGAAGGTCAAGAAATTCTTTAAGAGTTTCTTTAAAAGCTAGTGGAGAGGCTATGAATTTGATTGTAGGTGATATTGTTTCAATAACTCATTCTACACCTTCTTTCTCAGCAAAATCATTTAGGATATCTGGTGTTACTTTGAACAAAGATCATACTGTAAATCTGAACCTTACAGAGCATCAAGATAACTTTTATACTTTTGCTACTCAATCAGCAGTTCCAACGATACCAGATACAAATCTTCCAAACCCTTTGTCTATATCCCCACCACAAACAGTAACGTTGACAGATGAGTTGATAGAATATTCAGAGGGTATTGTTATTACAAGATTGAATATAGTCATTGGTGCATCTACAGATAATTTTGTAAGAGAATATCAAGTAGAGGCAAAAAAATCTGATGAAACAAATTTTAAAGTAGTAGGCAGAGGTATTCAAACTGAATATGAATTGTTAAATGTCATTGATGGTCAAACCTATAATGTTAGAGCCAGAGCAATCAATGGATTAGGTATTGCATCAACATATACTTCAACTTCAAGAAAAATCGTGGGTGCAACTGAACCACCTAGTGATGTTCAAAACTTTTCTGTCAATATGCTTGGTAGTTCTCAAATGCAGTTAAATTGGGATGCTAACACAGATTTAGATATATCTTTCTATGAGATTAGATATCAAAATGTAACATCAAATGCTCAATGGAATAAATCAGTAAATTGGCTTCAAGTACCTAGAACATCTGGTACATCAATCACAACTAATACAAGAAGTGGTGCTTTTTGTATCAAAGCTGTAGATAAACTAGGTAATGAAAGCAATAATGAAACAATAATATATTCTAATATTGCACAGATAACTGAAAACTTTAAAAATATTCAAACACTTACAGAAGATATCACAGCAGGAACATTTGATAGTGATGTAGCATTGACAGATAGTAGTGGCACTAATTCCATAGTTTTAGATACTAAAAATGATTTTGATGATTTGACAGGTAACTTTGATAGTGCATCTGGTGATTTTGATTTGGGTGGTGCAGATGATAATATTGATGATGAGGGATTTTATACACTATCACAAACACTTTCCTTATCAGCTATCTATGATGTTTCTTTCATAAAAAGTATTACAATAGACCAAATAGAAAATCCATACGATTTATTTGATGATGGTAGAGGTGTAAGTTTATTTGATGATGCACCTGCACCTTTTGATGGTAATGATCCTACAAACGCTACTGCTCAACTACAAATAGCTACTTCAACAACATCATTAGATGATGCTACATCATTTCAACCCATGAACACATCTACAACCTTTAAAGGAAGATATTTCAAATTTAGACTTAGACTTGCTAATAAGAACAACAAGACTAGAGCATTTGTATCTGGTATCTCTATTGATGTAAAAATGCAAAAGAGAACAGAAACAGGAGAAGATCAAGCTAGTGGCACAAGCACCAAGACTATTACATTTACTAATCCGTTCTTTGCAGTACCGAGTATTGGTATAGCCGCTCAGAATATGGCAACAGGAGATTTTTTTTCTATCAGTAATAAGTCAATATCTTCTTTTGATATTGTATTCTCAAATTCAAGTGGTACAAATATTAATCGAACTTTTGATTTTGTTGCTATAGGTCATGGGTTGAAAAGTTCATCATAATGAGGTAAAGAATTAAATATGAGTCAAGTATCAGATGTTTCCATAGCTAATCAAGGTTTCTCAGCTTTTAGAACAGAATTAAATAATATTTTAGGTGCTTTAAATTCTATGCATTCTGGAACATCAAGACCATCTTCAGCAACCACAGGAACAATGTGGCTAGATACAACTAATTCTGGATCTAATTCATTAGAGATTAAATTTTTTGATGGATCAGATGATATATCTGTTGCCACTATTGATACATCAGCAAACACAATAAACTTCTTAGATAGTGTTGTCACAGGATTTGATATTGTAGGTGATACTTCACCACAATTAGGCGGTGATTTAGATACAAATAGTTTTAATATAAAAATAGATGATGCACATGGTATTTTTGATGATGATAACAATGAACAATTAATATTTCAAAAAACAGCAAGTGCTGTGAATTTTGCAGAACTCACTAATTCAGCAACAGGAAATGATGTTGGATTAGCTGTTGATGGTACTGATACTAATGTTGGTTTATCATTATCTACAAAAGGTTCTGGTAAATTTAAATTTAATGATGCCGCATACTTTCCAGAGGCAACACTTACAGACGCATCTACTATTGCATGGGATACACAAGCCTCACCTGTAGCCAAAGTGACATTAACAGATAATAGAACTCTTGGTGCAGGTACAAATGCAGTTGCAGGTCAATTTGTTAGTTTATTAGTTATTCAAGATGGCACAGGATCAAGAACATTAAGTTTTAATGCAGTTTACGAATTTACAGAAGATACAGCACCCACACTAACAACCACAGCAAGTAAAGGAGATTTATTTGTATTTAGATACAATGGTGCTAAATTTTTAGAAGTAGGAAGGAACTTAAATTTAACTTTATCATAATATGTTTGCACAAGTAATAGATGGATCAGTAGTTTCACACCCAAAGGGAAACAAAGGAATTATAATTGATGATGTTCAATACCCATCAACTATTTATACATTATGGACAGAAGCTGAAAGAAATGCGATTGGCATTTACACAGTAGAGATTGATAATACAAATTTTAAAGATGAAACATATTACATAAACACAAACCAAACTATTGCTTATGATAGTAGTGCTGACAAAGTTACAGCTAGTTATGGAACTGCAACAGCTAAAAGACTTAATGATGAAAACGCAGTAGATGAAGATGGTGATCCAATACTTGATGCAAATGGAGATCAAGTTGTTAATTATGGACTGAAAACTAATTATAAAAATATTTTTAATGCACAAGCAAAAGGCTTATTAGACAAGACAGATTGGTATGTTATTAAAGCTACTGATGTAGAAAGTTATTCTGTACCTAGTAATATTACAACTTACAGATCACAAGTAAGAGCAAAAGTAAATTCTATGGAAAGTGATATAGATGATTGTTCAACTGTTGAAGAACTTATCACTTTACTTTCATATACTACAAATGATGCAGGGGTAACATCAAGACCATTAGGTGAGTTTCCAGACGAGGTAGTATAGATGGTTGCTATACTTGGTGCTAATAGTGTATCTGGTGGATATGAGATAAGTAACTCTCTTAGACTTAATCAAGGGGACTCACCTGTTTTAACAAAAACATTTAGTAGTGCAGGAACAGAGGAAACTTTTACTTGGAGCGGTTGGGTAAAAAGAGGGTCTGATTTTGGAACAAGACAAGTTTTTTTTGGTGCAGATAATGCAGAAAATAGTAATGCTAGTTATATAAGATTTACAGATGATGAAACAATACAGGCATACTTAGATGATGGAAACAGTTTAGAAAG